GACGCCGCTCCTGCTCTTACCAGATTGTCTGAGACTGCAAGTTCCGCTGACTTTTGTGCGGCTATCCCTCGGATCAGCTCGTAGGCTTCCGTTGGGGTGTAGGCGCGTTTGGTCGCGGGATTGGATACTGAAGTCAGTGCATTTACCTGCGCTGTGTAGGCATCGATATCGGGATACTTGTCCCGCGCTGCCTGCGCTTCTTGGTTCGATTCTTGGACTCTGCCCTGGAGCAGATGAGTCGCCAATGCCTTGATGACGTTCTCGGCTTGGTTTTGGCGGGATTCATACGCCTCTAATCGAGATCCCATGGTGTGCTCATTCAACGTCTGAACGAGATCCAGTGCTCTGGCCTCATCCGCAGTCAAGGAGGCACGTAATGTAGCCAGTGGATCTTGCTCTTGCGCTGGTGCGGTGCCTTGCTGTTGCATTCTCGCCTCCATGGCTTGCAGCCTTTGGGCTGTAGCCTGGAGAGACTTCCTGGTCTCTGCGTTTGCTTGCGACTTGCGGGTGTAATCTGCCAGCAAGTGCCTTTCACGGTCGGGCGCTGTGGTTGGATCCAGACTATCCAGATCCGCCGATGGCGCTTGTTGCGCCGGTGGACGAGGTTCATCAGTTGCTACGGCTACGGCCGCTGGCTCTGCGCTACTGTCAGCTATCTGAGGCCTGGGTTCGTCGTTGGACATATCCTCATCGAGGTCTGATCCTAATTCGACTGGTTCCTCTTCTGCTGCGGCAGATAATCCAACTTCGCCGGTGTCCGAGTCTGACGCACGTTCCGTCATGGTGCCTCCAAATCAAAATCGCCCTGTGCAGCACGTTTCAGCGCTTCAGCTTGTGCTGATGCCAAGTCGCCTGCGTCCAGGAACTGTGAATTGTTCTGTTCTACTTTTGCTGGTTGTTCCTCTGGCCTGTAATTGCGACTGCCGCCGGTAGGGTCAGACGATTCCTGCAAGTCCATCTCTTTCATTAATTTCTTTTTGTGCTCGTAACTCTCCACCACCTGGCCCAACCCTGGCTCGAATCTGCCATACATCGAGGAGTGGGATCGGTGGATGTGGTTGGTCTTCTGTTGGCCCCATTCAGCCCTATGGCCACACTCACATAGAATAGTCTTGGGAATCTTTCCCTCTGAAGGCCAGTCGCGGTATTCTTTGCTGCAGTGGATGCAATGAAAATCCCATAATCTTATCATTTTAATTTTGCGCTCGATCAATGGCGTTTGGCTGCGACATCGTTTGGGCGGATGAGCGCACCGCTGAATCGATCTTGCTCACTGCCTTCTGCGCGTCACCACCGCCACCGCCACCACCCTGGTCTGCCATGGAAGGGATTCTCCCTCCCTGCGGACCAGCCTGGGCTTTCTCCTGCATACTCTGCTGATGTTCCTGGATATGCTGCTGGACAGCCTGCATAACCACCTGCTGGAGCTCAGGTGGCAACTGCAGGAACTTGGCCGAGGACTTCTGGATGTTGGAATGCATCGGCATGTGGCTCTGGTGATCGTCTTTTGGATTCACCGGCGCCGATTGCGGCTGTCCTGTGGCTGCCCACATAACCATGAGCTCGTTCTCTGTCTCGGCAGTCCGCATGGCATCCCATCGAGCGGTATCGCCCAGCAATTTCTCTTGATTGGGAACGCGGAAGGCTCGCAATAGATGCTTGATAGCTTCCGGCCGCGGGACTTCCGGTAGCTGGATCAGATAATTGAACAACGCCAGCGCATCCTCGCGCTCGAGTTCCTCGAACATAGGCTTCATGGAACCCGCTTCGATGTGGACCTTGAAACGAGCCTTGAGCAGATCCCCGGTCACGGCTTCAAAAACTGGATCGGCGTCGGTCTCTGCCACATTGACGAGGAAGTTCTGGGGCGTATATCGTCGATCGCCCATGATGCGAAGCGAATCCACCACAATCTCTTCGTAGAGGTCTCCAACTCGAGACTGCATCCATTCGCGGTTTAACTGGCCAAAGGATGCCTGCAAAGACGCTTGGGTGGCGGTCATTCGACCCCCTCCGCCGGCGGCGACCTGGCTGACATTAAGCACTTGCTCTTGGTACTGCCGCAGGTCGGACTCGATCCCCAATTGATCGGGAGGCGGGTTGCCTTGCTGCAGCTCCGAAAAGGAGTTATGCACATCGTCCACCCAGGCTATGACCATATCCTTGCCTTGGGTGACGGAAGTCTCGATGTCGGGATTCTCTTTGCGCTCGGCACGGCGGCCCAGGATAATGCGAGTGGCTCGATTCAGAAGATTCTTACGCCTTGAGACCGATTCGATGATTCCCTTCTGCGTATCCTCTGCGTAGGCCATCATCGGCAAGCCATAGAGCTCGTCATGGCTCATATCCAACGCCAACGACGCGTAGGGGAAGCCATTCTTCACCAGATAGCCGCCCGTGGGCTTGAAGGTCCCATCGACCATCTTCTCTTGGCCGCTGATAGGATCTGTTTCGGTCTCGACGCTTCCGGCAAGGAACGGATGGACGATGTCTTCGATCGGCTGCTTCACGCCATTGGCGAAGGTGTAGCGCCGGCGGTGCATCCGGTCATGGACCTCCTTGAGCATGACATACTTGCCGTCCATGCGGGAGGACTTCCAGGCCTCCTCCTCTTCTGAGGTCTGGAAAGGCTTCTGCTCTGTCTCTTCGAGGATATGACTCTCGGTCTGTTCCTCGTTGAGAGGCTTTATCTCGTTTTTGAACCTGAAACGGGAGTCCTTCATCACCCACTCATGCGGGACGAGCATTTTCTCCCATATAAATCGCCCATGACCAACCTTGTG